CATCCGTAACCACAACAACGCCAGGCGATATAACCCAACACCAAACGCCAGGACAATGATTGAGCCAGTCTGCTTGCGAAGTAGGCTTTGCGTATTCAAATAATATTTGTTTGTTTTGGATCATAATAATTTTCTTATGGCATTAAAAAAGATTTGATTTCACGAATCAACAGTTTTCTATTTTTAACATAAAAGGTACCCGCAGTTGTCTGCCAACTCATTTTAAATACATGAGAAGTAGTTTGAAGCGCTAAAAAAATAGAATGCATATTCCCGAGTGAATAGGTTGTTGCGCTGTCGTAACCACTTGCAACCATCCAATATTTAGTAGCCCCCACCGCCGTCGCGCCTGTAGGATTATCATCAATTAGCGTTCTAAAATTTGTAAAAACAGAATTTCCAAAAAATATATATGCATGATTTGTTTTATCACTCTCTTTTGACTCAAATAAAAAAACACCCTCATAGAAGCATCCTTTTTTGATAGGAAGAGTTATTGACAAATTATCTTCATCTACGATAGATGTGCTTGTTGTTGTTCTCTCCGTAGCATCTGCTGCATAATATTGGACTTCGCCATTATTTGAAAACATGATCGTTTTTCCTTCATAGGCAGCCGTTGCTTTTGTCATGCAAAATGGAATATATTTATACCCCGCATAAGTCGATGTCCCGTACCAACCCTGCTTTGCGTCGCTCCATGTCGGTGCGGTTGCGGTCATGACGGCAGATACAGTGAGTCCATCAACAGCGGGCTTCAGCATTACATACACAATCCCATCTGCTACGGTAGTACTGGTTACCGGATCAGTAGTAGATATTGCTTCGTCAGAATCAAACTTAAAAAATGCACCTCCAACCTCTACGCGTGATCCGGCTGCTATCTCTGGCACTGTGGTGGTAGTCATTTCGGTGAGCGTTAAGCGATCGTTAAAGCATTTATCAACGGTCAATTCGAGTTCTTCAATGTTGTTGTCAATGGTAGAATAATTATTTATTTTTGAACCAGACATTAAAATACCTCCTCAATTTCAAAAGCTAACGACCAAACTGTTCCCATAAGTTGCGCCCTAGTCCATTCTAATTGCGATACTAAATGGCAATAGATTGGTGGTTCAATCGCAAGATCATCTTCCCATATAAGCAAAATAAATGGTTTTGTCAAGTCGCAATAATTAAAAAATGTTTCAATAGTTGTTTTTTCTGCTTCTGAAATAATTGGAAAATTTATCTTTGCAGATTTACTTTTTATTCTTGTGTTCCCATATAATTGCCTAGTGCTCGAAAGAGTATATGTCGAATCTGATTTTAATGGTACTACCTGCCCTGTTTCCATTCCAGGCATAAGTAAATAATTTCCTAAAAATATTTTACCTATTTCAATATATGTGTCAGTGTTTGCAGCATCTGCAATGGTTATTCTCCACCATCTATACGATTGCGTCCCAACGGATTCCGCAATGTCATCAGTTATGGTCAATGTCTTTGTGTATGATGGCGATCCCCATGAATCTGTTGCATTTCCTTCTATTTTTACAGTCGCCGCTGCGCTAAGATTGTGCGCAAGTATTGAAATATATTTTATTGTCTTTGGTGTTAATAAATCAAACTTAATCCATTCAGCCGTATCGTCGACCGATCTATAAACACGAGATAATCTAGTATCCAAAAATGCCGTAGAAGCAGGATAATCTGGATTTTCAGAAAATGTGGAAATTACCACACCTGTTTTTTCTATTTCATTTTCGTATAGGATTATCATATGCTTTGGATTGCCCTTTGTGCGATAAATAGACGTCCATCCCTTGTGGCCTCGAAAATTTCTTTGAAACTTCCTTCCCAGGTTAAGTTAGTCACTCTCGAAAGTCCGCTACTTATTTTACCGTTTACGATGTCCATAAAATTTCTTTGTTGCCGAGCCGTGAGAACGGCCTCTCCGCTATTTGCCTGTATAGATACATTGTCTCCAGAAAAAGAAGTACCTGGTACTATCCCGCCAGTCTCAAATTTTGGAGGGCTTGGCTTCGATGATGCCACTGTCGCAAGCATTACTCCGGCCGTAGCCGCGGCAAGGGCCGCAGCAATAGGAGCCAGCGCGGCTCCGATTACTGGGATTGCAGCGGTAGATGCGTAGGCTGAAAGCGGAGCTTGAAGTGCTTGCATAGTCGCCATTGCAAATTGTATCTCCCAAGATGCAAGGTTTCCTTCATATTCTGTTTTTGCTTTTTTGCGTTGGTATTCTTCTTCTATCTTTGCCTTCGTTAATGCTTTCTTTTTTTCCGCTATTGTTGTTGCGTCGCCAGCAGCCGTGGCAGTATCAAGCTCTTTCTGTGCTTTCTCAACTGCCGTATCTTCAGCAACTCCAGCGGCCTCGAGTTCCGCCTCCATTTGTGCATCAAGTTCCTCAATTCTATTCTTAGTAAGTTGAGAATTTAAAGACGACAATGCATTTAGTAAATTTGTTGCATTGGTTACGGCAAAAGAAACATATTGGTTTAATTTATTTAATTTATCATTCTGAATATCTTGTTCCATCTTCATTTCAATGGCTTTTATTGCTTTTGCTTTATCGGCTCTAGCCATTTTTTCTTTTGCGTTTACGTCCTCAATGTCTTTAAGTGCTTTTAATCGTATTGCTTTTTCAGTTTCACCCTGTGCTTCTGCAAGTTTAATTTCTGCCTCAAAATGTGACACTCTCCACTGATGAGCTTCGCGAGCTTTTTCTATATTATAATCTTGCTTTTTTATCTCTTCGCCAGTTTCTTTTATTTTTGCGAGTAGCGCATTATTTGCGCTAAAAAGATTATAAATAGGTGTTGCACCAGTATTGGCCTTTTCTCTTAGCGTGTTCAGACTATCATTTAATTTATCAATTGATTTTTGATATGCAATCGCGGTAGTGTCGCCAGAGGCGAGAGCCTTATCAAATGCTGCAACCGCTTGTTGTGTGGTTCCATTTTGACCAGCATTACGTGCTAATTGCGCGCCATATTTTTCCGCCGATGAAAGTACGCTATCGAGTTGATCTGATGTATCTTTGTATGCAGACTGTGTTTTACTTTCTGATTCTGTAATATTATTTTGATCTCTCATCAATGCAGCGAGTCCTGAGATTACACTATTCGCGGCCCCAGCTATTCCCTCTAATGATTTTTGAACAAAGCCACCTGATTTAGTTGCCCTAATATATTCAATTCCAAGCTCAGATAATCCTGGTATAAGTTTTTGACCGATTGATACCATTGAATCATCAGTTGCGGCAGTAACTCTCCTCTGCACGTTGGCCCACGAATCACAAGAGCGTCCAAAATCGCCAACGGCATTATCTGCGAGCTTTGTAATATATGCAAGAGTAAGAGTTGCTTTTTCCTGCTTAGACATCGACGCATAAACTTTTCCTGATGCTTGAGCAAAATTAACAAGGTCTTCCTCAAGTACCGCAATTCCAAGGCTTTTTAATTGTTCCCGTTCTCCTATGAGGGCTTTTGATATTGCGTTGATACCTTCCTCGGTTCCGCCAGAAAAGTTTGTGAAGGATACGAGGTCTGTTCCAAGTTTTATTACTTTTTCACTTAGGCCAAGCGATGCTTTTTGAGTTAATCCGAGTGATTCGAAAATATTTGCGTTTGTGGATAAAAACTTTTTTGCGGCTGTTTCTGAAAGTCCATAATTATCCGCTAAATCTTTAGCCGATTTTGAAGCCTCTGAAAAAACACGAGAAAAGACTACCCCGAATTTTTGGTTTTCTTCTTCGGCGGCTGATGCCGATTGAACTGTTTTTTTATAAAAATCTACTATTGCGTTTACTGAAAATGCGGCAGCAATTGCGAGCCCAACCTTTTTAAAGGTATCTCCTAATCCCTTTACTTTATTTTCAGTTTCCCCAATTGTTTTTTTAATTGAAGAATTATCTCCGATTATGCGATAAATTAACTGACCGATTTCACTACTTGCCATTTATCGCACTCCTTTATTTATTAAAAATCTGGAAAGGCTTTATGTCCCTTTCAAAAATCCACTCAGAAACTTCTTTCGGAAAACACGCAACATTTATTGCATTATTTAATCCATCGATGTCAAATTCATACCAATACTGTTTTAAAGTCATCGGCCTGAAATATTTATTTAAAGCCGCAAACAATCTGTCCTCATGTACTTTTTTAATTCCATTTTTTAATGCTTTTTTTTTAAATCAATATCCTTATAAATCACAGCGAGAATAAAAATCATCATATCCTGTACGTCAACTTTTCTTTCCCAGAATTCTGCATCTAAAAGCATCTTATTTTTAATGCCATTATCTATCAATATCGATTGGATGAGTGCGTGTTGTTCTTCTATAAATAAATTTTTATCAAATGATAGAATTTCTTTTTGCAATTGTTCGTTTTTATCGTTAATTTCTTTTATTTTTATTTTGTATCCTTCTGGTTTTTCAAGTTTGTATTCAGAAATCAAATGTTCGTTATCAAGCACCTCATTCCATTTAATGCGAAGCTCTTCTTGTTTTTTGTTTAATGACTCGAAATCTCGTGCGATACCACGCGAGACAAAGTCAATTTTTATTTCGACTGTTTTCTTTTCTCCGTTGTCGCGATAATCAAGAATATAATTTAATTCCTTGCTCATAAATCCTCTTGCTTTTTTTTGGAATTGCGGGTTTGTAGTCCCCGCAAATAATCTGATATTATGCGGCTCCGGTGTTCACCGTCCATTCCATGAGTTGATCTCCGCTCGTGCGAGTAGTATCAATTTTTGCCTGGAAAGTCACTGGCATGTCTTCGATTCCAGCGTCTGAAACTGGCTTAAAGTTGAATTGGATGCCACCAGATTTTGTATA